CTATTTTAACCAATACACGTATATGGTTATACCAAATAGATTATAAAGAAATATATTGTCTAGGTAATAAACTTGTATTATTTTGACAATGTATTCCCTTGTAAAACCTGTTGTTTGTGACTTTATAGTGTCACATGCTAAGCTTCTATCACAGCAACGTGTTTTTCCGAACATTCCTGCAAGATGTGTCCATAGATAGCATAGGTGACCGCTATGCTGGTGTGTCCTAAGCGTTCCGTTATAAGAGCGATAGGCACATGCTTGTAAATCATGTTGGATGCATTGGTATGTCTTATTCCGTGGAACGTGAAAGGTCTAGTGATACCTGCGCCCTTCCTAGTGAAATCCCATGCATGGATAAGCAACCGCTCCACATAGAAGCTATCTCTTTTCCTATTATAGAAGATATATGGTGACTTGTCAAAGCTAAGGGGTTTTAAAGACATAAGAAGCTGTGTTGTCTTCTCAGATATTTTGATTGTGCGATACCCGGCTTGTGTCTTAGGGTATGTAACTATAGTCTTGTTGTTCTTATCCTTAGCTAAGGTTCTTTTTACAGATATTGTATTAGCAGCATCATCAAGACAATCCCATGTAAGAGCTAATAGCTCCCCTTCTCTCATGCCTGTTTCGTAGGCAAGACAATACAGAGCATAGAACTGATACTTCAGCATAGGCTTCTCCTTGTGCTCCCATAGTGGCAGGAGGAAAGCTTTGATTTGCTCATGCTCCTCTTGTGATAAGACAATCACTTCATGCTTAGGTTTGTCACTCTTTGGTGTCTTTTTCGTTGAGGACACAGGTGACTTTCCAATGAGGTCTTGTTCCACGCACCATCTGAAAAAGAGCCGTAAGCGACCTATGTAATTAAGATAGGTATTAGTTGCATAGTTCTTTTGCTGCCATTCTAAGAGCAGGGTATCTATAGTATGAGTGGTAACCTTAGATAATGCTAAGCCATTAGCAGTGTTGTCTAGTAGCTTTAGTACACGTCTTGTGGTGATTATTACTGACCCTGACATCCGCTGAGCTTCTAGGTGCTTAAGGTATACCTCGCCCTGATACTTTATTGTGTCTTCCGCTGCTTTTACTTGCAGACCTCTATCCTCTTTGTCTCTCTGAAGCTTCTTCAGCTTCTCCACAGCTTCCTTTTTTGTGTCTGCTGTGGCTGATAACCATTGCCTTTTACCATCCACAGGGTCTAATTCCACCCTGACACGTACTTTACCACTAGGAAGAGTTATTATAGAACCCTCTCCTTTAGGTCTTCTACGAGTTGTTTTAGATGGCATTTTAATACCTCCTGACTTCAAAAATTGCCAAAAATTGTGAAAGGGTATATTTAATATAGAGATTGCTTGGTTTCCCCCCGTGCCCCGTGGTCTTCGGGTCTGCTGCCAAAATAGTATACACTACATTTGAATAGCATACACAGCATTGATGTTCCCAAGGTGACAAGTTACGTCCGATAACATATGTTATGTTAAATTTACCTTGTCTATGCCCTGAGATAAGCAAGCAAGGCATATACAACTACCTAGTTTTTATGGAGATATTGCGAACATATGTACATTATAGTGAACGTATAGTACAATTTAGGTAAAAATTAGGCATAAAATGTATCTGTATATATGCCCTAGGTATCTATCAGACCTACCATAACTACCATAACTACTATACCTACAGCCCCTACTACATCCATTATATCCCTGAGCTGTCATTGATTGTATTACTATAGGTATCTATTGCCCCATTACAACTATTACTACATTATTATACACACGCCAGCTACTATTATATATCGCTGCTGCGCTTGTGTATAATGGTTGCATCCTGCTGCTCCTGCATCCATTGCATAATCATTTGTCGCAGAAGCTCACTGCTATTAATAGCCTTGCTTTTACATAATGTTTGGAATTGCATCCTTAATTCTTTTGGAACTCTTACTTGTATAAATACATCTTTTTGTTTTTCTTCATACATGGTATATTCCTCCTTTTCTCCATTATACTACATCTCACTACATTATGCTACATTCTTATAAAATTTTTCATTTTTTGTTGTGCAATGTATTGACATGTATTGTGAACTGTGGTATTATATAACCATAGGGAGATACAAAAAGACTATATCCCTATATATTTTTTAAATGTCATGTAGTGACAACACACTACAAAAGGGAGGAAAAAGACATGAGAAGACAACAAATAATCACCGCTGATAAAACACAAGTAAAGCGTTATGCCCAGTATAGTTTAGATGCTATCCGCTTTGCTGCTCACTGTGTCAATGACATGCTGAAAGACCTGCTGAAAAAAGACCCTAAAAATTCTATGGTGTATGTACACCAATGTCAATTAGCGGCATATGCTGCAGCTTATGAAGAAGTATTCGCAGAGGAGGTAGCAAAGCAATGAAGACAAGAAAACAAATTAGACATACCTATACAAAATATCTGCTGATGTATATGGATATGACGGATGCCCATAAATTAGAAGCTGCTGACCGCTGGTGGCTGCGTGCGGAGACATTAGCCACTGATGTATTAGGTAGGGCAATATGCTATGACATTGACCGCCTTATTAAATGCAGAGAACGCCAACAACGTATATAATAATAAACTTTTATCGGTACTACCGCCCCGGCGGTGGTACTCATTAAGAGCTTATTAAACTCTTAAAAACTTAATAACCTAGGAGGTACTTTTAAAATGAAAAATGTTTGTCTTATGCTGGTGGTGGTACTCATGGTACACCTGAACTGTGAAGCAGCCACGGCAGCACAGGGAACGTGTGAAAGTTGCCTGAGCGGTGAACCCTCTACCCTGCAAGTTGTTATCCGTGATTTGTCTATGGGCAGCCTGAGCGGTGCTGCTGCTGACTTGGGCATGTTTGACCTTGCCGACGTTCTTTTGAAGATTGAGGAGGTAGCAAGTAAATGAACATGAGAGTATATAAAAAGCATGTGCGTGCTGCATATCCTATAGTAGCCTATTGCGGTTACTGCAATTTGCAATATACCTTATACTTTGCCCCAAAAATTGGACATACTGAAAGAACTGAGGGCTGGGGCTGTGATGTATACGAAATCGCCCCCGACATTGCGTTAACTACCGGATATGACCCTTTTGGTAATCGTCGGTTACCGCTGGCAATTACAGAACGCTATGAGAAAAAGGCAGCGCAGATATTAGAAGAAAATAGCTACTGCTACACTGCAAAGGAAAAATTAGAAGTATTGCTGAATGAGCTGGCAGCAGAGATAAGAACCCTTTAAAGTTTTTCAGACATACAAGGCTGTTTGTCTTGTGTGTCTCATAAAGCTTTAAAGCTTTAAAAATTTTAGGAGGTGGCTACTATATGCCAAAAATTGTACATATGACACTAAAAGACATTGCAGCAGGCAAATACAATCATGTTAGCAATGTAAAGCGACTGCTGCAAGCGGATACAGCTTACATTCTGCCGACAGGAAAAGGCAAGTGCTGTGTATATGTCATTGATAAAAAAGATAACGGACTAGACGTTATATGGAGCGGATGGGATATGACCTGCCCGGCTGTTGAATATGAAGAGCGGACATTATACCTGCTGCCCTATCAATGCAGACAACGTGTAGACCCATTATGGGTATTTAAAGCTGCTATATATGATGTAGCAGACATGTTGCATACCCTAGACCCTGACTTGCATATACATGTATCGCATGGCGTAGGGAATAGCACTACACGCATGTATTAAACAGGAGGCGAAAAAAAATGCCTGAATGGTTAGAAGCTTTATTGATTGAAAAGTTTGTAGTACCTAACAAACTTACAGAAGACCAGCTCCAGCTATTAGAGCAAATTACCCTAATAGGTGCTGAACCGCAACCTGCACAAGAACAACGCTGGTACATCTCTTTTCCATACGTGCAGGCAGATATTTTAAAGTGGTATTTGCAAGAGCACCATATAAAGTATCAGGCTGTAGAGGTTGCTAAAAATGTTGTACAGATATGGTACAACGCCCCCAAAAACAAAAAAGAAAATAAAGCACTTGGTGCTTTTATAAACCTGCTTAGTAAGACATTTTAGAGCTTTTCAGGCATCCACTACCTCCGGCGGTGGGTGTCTCATAAAGCTTTAAAGCTTTAACTAATAACCTAGGAGGTATAGATATTATGTATGCTATCTATTTAAAATGCCCTAGCGGACGCTATCACCCTATTAGTTTACCTGAGGGCATTACAGTTAACCGCTTATTATTTGCTAGTCTGTGGCAAGAACGCCAGCAAGCGGAAAAAGTCCTGCAAAAGCTGCAGGCTTGGAACGCTGATGCAGTCTTGCAAGTGCGTAAAGTGGGTGTATAAGGAGGTACAAAAGAAAAGTGAAAAAGTGTTTGTCTTATCTGATTGAGTGCCTTTTGGTATCTAAACATACTAATCAGGTGCTAAAAGAGGTTGCAAGAGTTATAGCAGCCTTGCTTTTTGTCTTATTTTTCAGCATTGATTGGGATGCAACGCTGGATGCATGGGGGGTGCTCAAATGAGAACGAATAAACAGATACTGCAAGCGTGCGCTAAAGCATACTTGCGATATGAACGTACTTATAAGCAGATGCAAAAAGCCTGCAAGGTGTACGGCACTACCATAACAAGGGCACGTATCATGGCAGGAGTAGCCGGGCAGCAAAGTGCACTGTATCCTCTTTTAATTGACTTAGGGATTGATGCAGACTTGTTATACGCATATGTCGACGCAGAGCGCAAAGCTGTGGCAGATAAAACCCCCACGGAAAAAGAAGAAAAGGAGAACCCCTTTTAAGAGCTTTTAGGGCATACAAGGTAACCGCCTTGCGTGCCTTATAAAGCTTTTAAAGCTTTAATAATACTATAGGAGGTGTTACACATGGATGTAACCTTAAAAAACGGCAAGCATTTTAGTATCACATTGAGAGTGTGGGACGGTGCAAATTGGCTGCCCGACTGCGCCGGGGACGTGCTGGCAACTTGGCAACCTGAGACACAAGCAGACATTGACTGGTTAGTAGATGACTGCGACAACTTCAACGCAGGTGTAGACCTTGACTGGCTGGAGCACTGCCCAACGTGTCAAGAGGTAGCATTGGATGTACAGGAGGTACAAGAGTAATGGGAGAGCATAAACGGCAAGGGAAGACATTTTTTATCACTGTAGACGCTCATAATCAGCTTGCTATCCATCGTAGCCCCAGCGGACATTTTACGTGTATCCGCTACTGTGATGGTGTGCAGATGCATAAAGCAGAACGTATTTTACAATATGATGCAGCTTTAAAAATGGGATTGACAGTGCCGGAGCTGCTGGAAAAATTTAAACTAGAGTAACTAAAAACTGAACAGAGGTACGGACAAAACTGTACCTCTAATTTTTTGCACCCTTTTTCCGCCCCTCAACCAAACGGAACGAAACGATGTTCGTGGTTACCGAAGGTCACCTGAGCGGAACGAAACGTGTTGTCTTGTGCAACGCACGGAACGAAACGAAACGAGGGATGTGGAGAACCCCCCCCCAAGTTGCCAAGTAAGGCAAGGTTACTTTTGGACAAGCAAGGCAAGCCAATGGGCACATGTATTAGAAGAAGGCAAGCAAGCTTTTTACAATGGGTCACCTTTAATGAAGAAAGACCCATCAACACAAGGAGGTATTTACAATGACACAAGTAGATGTGGACATGATGGAAGAAGAATTGAAGTTGGAATCTGCCTACAGATTAGCAGGGTATGAAACGATGCAACGCAACCTGCAGCAAGCAAAAGAAAATAACATGGTAGATACAGCTACCCCTATTGGACAAGCATTTTTCACTCACAAGCTGTTAGCTGTCAAAGACACCATCGAACAATGGCTTATCAAGAACATGAAACCTAAAGCAGGTGTAAAGCCTAACTACACTTTCCTTTTAGAAGACCTGAAAAGAGAATTTCGCACAGAAGATGATGAGGTTGATATTGATACCATATCTTCTATCTGTGCTAGTGTTACTTTATCCGCTATCCTGAACGCCTTAACCCTCAAAGGTGAAAAAGGCAACTACCTGAACGATGTGGCTGCTAAGGCTGGACGTGGGTTGTACTACGAATATCAGATGAAAGCCTTTGAAAATTGGCTGAAGACACAAGACACCAATAAAGGAGCATTGGCAGGTATAGAAAAGAGAGTTGGTCTTCATTATCGCTATGTCTATCTCAAACAGGCTATGTCTAAATGTGGCTACGCTGCCCCGAATTGGGATAGTCAAAACACAGCTATCCGTACATTAGGAACTGCTTTTGTTGTCTTAGCGCAGGAAGAAACAAACTACTTCACCTTAGAAGCTACTATGGATACCCCTTCTGAGCTTATCCCCACAGAGCAATTCACAGAAGCATGGCAACGAAATGAAGACAACATGCTGGAACATGCAAGACAAAGCTGTCCTATGATTATTCCCCCAAAAGATTGGACAAGCTATGAGGATGGTGGTTATTATGGTGACCTTGCCTCCTTCACCTCTCTCCTGCGCTTAAAGTACCTTGATACAATTTTTGGTAAGCAGTACAAACGTCGACTTATGCAACTTGACATTCCGCAGGTATACAAAGCCGTCAATAGTATTCAAGCGACCCCTTGGGTAATCAATAAGCAAGTATTAGAGGTACTGAAGCAATGCAGACAACACAACTATATCCCCTGCTCTAGTGAGAATGGTAATGTGTTGTCTTTAGAAAATGATGATGCACCCAAACAGCCATCATCCACAGCTACTGAGGAAGAAGTAAAAGCTTATAAGAAAAAGGCTGTGGAATACTACAAGGGACTGAAACGCCGTATGTCTTTGCAGAATCGTGCAAATACTATTATAAACACAGCAGAACGCTTCAGCTCCTATGCACATATCTACTTTCCGTGGAATATGGACTTCAGAGGTCGCATCTATCCTATCCCCTCTTTCAGTCCTCAAAGTGATGATTTAAACAAAGGCTTATTGCTCTTTGCAGCCACACCTCCCTGCCAACATGAAGAAGACATCAAATGGCTTGCAATTACAGGTGCTAATTTAGCAGGTGTGGATAAAGTAAGCTACGATGACAGAATTGCATGGGTATATCAGCATGAAGAAGATATATTAGCATCTGCTGCTGACCCTATGGGGCATCAATGGTGGCTTCAGCAGGATGAGCCTGTACAAATGCTTGCCTTCTGCTTTGAGTGGGCAAAAGCTAAGCAATGGATAGCTGAGCATGGCTCTATTGTTGGATGGGTAACAGGTCTCCCCTATGCTCAGGATGGAACGTGCTCCGGTCTGCAACATTTCAGTGCTATCCTTAGAGACCCTATTGGCGGTAAAGCTGTAAACCTTGTACCCCAAGACAAACCAAATGACATCTATGCACAAGTAGCAGAAAAAGTCAATGAATTTTTGAAAAAAGATGCTGTAAATGGCACTCTTGATGAATGGGATGAAAAGAAGCTGAGAATGAAGTTTGGCACAAAAACCCTTGCACAAATTTGGTTAAACTTTGGGGTAAACCGCAAAGTTACTAAAAGACCAACCATGACACTTGCTTATGGTGCGAAAAAGGCAGGATATACTGCTCAAATCATGGAAGACACAATAAAAAAAGCAATGAGAGAACAAGGAGAAGCTTGTGTCTTCACTCAGTCTAATAATTTTCAGGCTGCACAGTATTTAGCTGGTCAGATATGGGATGCTGTAGGTCAGACAGTTGTAAAGGCTGTTGAGGGTATGGATTGGTTACATAAATGTGCTAAACTTGTCACAAAAAATTCAAATGTTGTGTCTTGGGTTACACCATTAGGATTATTGTTGCAACAGAGCTATGTCAAGTTTGATATTGAAATTGTCAAGCTCAGATGTGCCGGAAAACGCTATCGTATCTACACTCCCCATCAGAATGGGCAGATAGACAAAAGCAGACAAACAAATGGTATTGCCCCCAATTTTATTCATAGTATGGATGCCTGTCACCTTCAGCTCACAGTCTGCAAATGTAAAGATGAAGGTATCAATCACTTCACAATGATTCATGATAGCTATGGTTGTCCTATGTCTCAGGTAGATATTATGTATAAATTAGTAAGAGAAGCTTTTATAGAGCTTTATACAGAGCATGATGTTCTTGCAGAATTTAAAGAATCTCTGCAATATTTAGTAACCAAAGAACTCCCTGCTCCCCCTAAAAAGGGTGAATTAGACCTGAACATTATAAGAGACAGTAAGTATATATTTTGCTAATGGGTCACCTTTAGTGAAGAAAGAAGACAATAGATAACTATAGATTCCTATAGATTCTATAGAGACCTTTAAGTACCTAAGGTTATGTTATTAATAACTAATAATAACTTACCTAAGGTAACTAAAGGTCTCTATTGTCTTATAGTCCCTTTAGTTCACTTTAGTTATCTAAAGAAATGCTAATGGGTCACCTTTAGTGAAGAAAAGACAACACGCTTTTCAAAATCTAAATCGCACCGTTTCTATTTTCCTTTCTGTGTGTTGTCTTTTCTCAATAATTTTTAAGGAGGTATTGTCTATGTTAGAATCTGAAGCCGTTAAGGGTCAACTAATTAAGGTGACGAGTGGAACATACAAGGGCAAGAGAGGCATCATTCGTGCAAAGGGTGTTTATGATGCGAATGTGTGGCTTGAGGACACAGACCCTGAAAAGCCATTCATCAGTGGCTTTTTAGCCTATGAAAAGCTTGAATCCCTCGACGCAAATGCATTTATTAATTTTGATGCTTGCTGTGACAGCAAAGATGCTTCTGCCCCCAACACAAAGTATTATGATGAGCACTATGCATCTATGGCAGGTTTGGAACCTATCGAACTGATGCAACTTGTGTTGTCTCCTGCTGAATTTATCGGCTTCCTCAAAGGCAACATCATCAAATACTCTATGAGAGCAGGTAAAAAGCAAGGTGAAGCAGCAGAAAAGGACATTACCAAAGCTAAACGCTATGCACAATGGCTGCGTAAAGTTAACCCTTTTGACACTCAATTTCTTATCAATCCAAAGGAGGACTAAAATTTGGTAAACATTAAATTCAAAAAACTTGACCCTAAAGCCACCCTCCCCCGAGCAATGACAGGTGGAGCTGCTGGTCTTGACTTGGTTTGTCTTAACCGCATTGCGGTGACACCACAACGCTGGTCTTCAAAGGCAGCTATTGTCCGTACAGGCTTGGCTATGGAACTGCCTAGTGGCTATTATGCTGAGGTTGTCTTGCGCTCCTCTACAGGCAGAGACACAAAACTCAGACTTGCTAATCAGGTCGGTATTGTCGATTCTGATTATCGTGGTGAAATCATGTTGTATGTGGAGAACGTAGGTGACCATCTTGAAATTATTGATGCTGGTCAGCGTATTGCACAACTGTTGATTCACAAGATTGAAGAGGTGGCGATTGAAGAAGTCACTGAGGAGCTGTCTGAGACTGAAAGAGGTCTTGAAAGTGGCAGTACAGGTAAAGGCTCTAAACCTGCGGTAAAGACTAGAAGGGGTAAGGAGGTAACTAAGGATGCCTAAATTTAAAGTCGGAGACAGAGTATATGTGGATGGCTACACTACACCAAATTCTAGAAATAAAAGAGTGCATGTTAAGGGTAATGGTACAGTGAAGGATGTTGATTTTGTCTATGCCATAGTTATGGATAAACCTTTTGTAGATGAGTTTGGATTTACACGTACCCTCTTTGCAGCAGCCGAACGAGAAGTAAGTCCTCTTACAGCTACTGTTCAAAAAGAGACTAAGCTTGTTTTTTATATCAAAGACCGCACAGTCCACTGCAAGCTGTTCAGTGCTGAAGGTTTGATGTTTCATACACAGGCAACATGCAGTCATGATGATACTTTTGACTTCCTCACAGGTGTACAGATTGCACTGCAACGTATGCTGAAGGAACAGAACAAAGAGTTGGTACTTCCTGCTCTTAAAAACATTAAATTTATTGATTTTAATTAACAAAGGAGGGAACTAAGGATGCCTAAAAATTATAAAGTAGGTGACAGAGTTTGCTGCATTGAAAAGCATGATGGTAACAGCCATATTATAGGTCAGGTAGGTACTGTGCGTGCCTTTGTCCCTGCCTTCCATGAACTTGCGATAGAGTTTGATAATGATGTACACGGACACACTTTATCTCCATCTTACAACTGCCCCCAAGGGCGTGGGTGGTCTGTTCCGCCTGAGAAACTTGTTCCTGCTCATCTCTCATCTTGTAAAGACACTAAAATTATCATTTACACCAAGGGTAATAAAACTCTCGCAAAGGTCATTGTAGGTAAACGCACTGTGGAAACCGAGTGTGCGGTATGTTCCCATGAGGATGTCTTTTCTATCCTTACAGGTGCTCAAATTGCCCTTGCACGCCTTGCATACAAAAATGGCGTTAAACCTGTGCTCTCAAAAGCAGCACTTGACAAAGCTTTAAAGAATTTTGAAATTATTTAAAAATAAAGGAGAATAACAAACATGGCAAAGAATGATTTTGCTCAAATCACAACCCCTGCTGGTGAGGCGGTGTACCCTAAGCTCCGCAGCACTGAAGTCTTTGATGGCGAGGATACCGGAAAGTATGTCTGCGGTATCAAATTGTCTAAAGAAGACACTGATAAGCTGATTCAACGTATCGAAAATGAATGGGAGATGGCTAAGAAGTCCCCCGACTTTGACGGCAAACGCTATGGTCGCAACTCTGCCCCTGCCCTTGGTTTCCACGAGGACAAAGATGGTGATATTGTCTTTAAGGCTAAGACCAACGCTGTTATCAAGACCAAAGCTGGTGATGTTATCGAAAAGACTATGGCTGTCTTTGATAAGAAGGGCAAACCTATGGATGAAGAGATGGAAGTAGGTAATGGCTCTACCATTCGCCTGTGTATGCTTCTGCGCCCCTTCTACGCTTCTGCTACTGTCTATGGTATCCAACTGCTTCTGAAAGCAGTTCAGGTATTGAATTACGTCGCTCCTGCTGCTGGTGCAGTATCTGCGGATGATTGTGGCTTTGATGTAGAAGAAGAATTTGATGAGGATAAAGTACCCTTTGCTGATGAGGGTGCAGACTTTTAAAGCCTATGGCTATTAAATTTAACCGCAGAGGTGGCTTTTCCACTCTCAACAAACCATATCGTAGCGGTTTAGAAGACCGCTTAGCACAGCAGCTTGAAAACGCAGGTGTACCTAAGGTGTACGAAAAATACTCTATCGCCTACGAGATTCCTGCCACAAAGCATCATTATACCCCTGATTTTATTCTGCCTAATGGCATCATCATAGAAGCCAAGGGTATCTTTGAAGCTGCTGACCGCAAGAAGCATCTGCTTATCAGACAACAATACCCAAATTTAGACATACGCTTTGTATTCTCCAACGCTAAGACAAGAATCGGTACAGGAGCTAAGACTACTGTGGCTGAATGGTGTGAGAAGCATGGTTTCCAATACGCCAGCCGTGAGATTCCCTCTCGGTGGTTCAAAGAGACCATGAAGGACACCAATGGTCTTGTCCTGCGTGGAAAAGGTGAGCGTATTGTCACTCTTTAAATTCAAAGAGCGCACTAAGACCACACAGATATGTGTTGTCTTAAGAAACCTAAAGGGTAAGCGCAAACGTGAGCTGTTTAGGGAAGCTTACAGACAAGGTGAAGTTGACACAGGCTTTCACTTTATTGTCTTCAATAATGGTCTTTTTGAGACCGACAGAGAAATAAAGGCAGTTGCAGGATATAACCTGCCTGAATGTGAGACTTCTGTGTATGTCTTAGCTGATACACTAGGACGCAAGAAAATATCCGATGCTCAGCAGTATGTGCTGAATGAGCTAAAGGTACAGTATGATGTGCCTATAAAATTTATTACTGACGAGGTGTAATTATGGAGACACATCAACCCTGCCCTGCTTGTGGCAGCCACGATGCCTTAACCATCTATGAAGATGGGCACAGTTATTGTTTCTCATGCAACACCTATTTTCGCAGCAGCAAGGAGGAGAAAAAATTGTCAAGTGGATTAAAGAAACAAGGTCTGATAGACCTACAGGACATGGTGGTTTCCCCCTTGCCTAAGCGGAAATTGACAAAACAAACCTGTGCTAAATATGGCTACTTTACCTCTAAGGTACATGGTCAGCCTGTGCAGGTAGCTTGTTATTATGATGATGACAACAAACTGCTTGGTCAGAAAATCAGATATGCTGATAAGACATTTGAAGCTAGAGGGGCTTTTAGTGAGAGGTTCTTCGGGCAACATCTGTTCCAAGGTGGTGGCAAGAAGCTGGTAGTGACTGAGGGTGAGATTGATTGTCTTACAGTATCACAGGTACAGGGTAACAAATATCCTGTTGTGAGTATCCCTACAGGTGCTGCTAGTGCTGCTAAGGTCTTCAGAGCTAACTTTAATTGGTTAGAGAGCTTCGAGGAAGTCATTGTCATGTTTGATATGGATGATGCCGGACGTAAAGCTGTAAAGGCTGTCAGCGGTATCCTGTCCCCTAACAAGCTTAAGATAGCATGGTTACCTTGCAAAGACCCTAATGAGTGCTTGCAAGAGGGCAAGAGTGATGCTGTTGTAAAAGCTGTTTGGGAAGCAAAGACATACACCCCTGCCGACATCATCAAAGGTGATGACCTGTGGGAGGTATTGTCTAAGCATGAAGAATCCCTGAATTACCCTCTACCTTGGGACATTCCCCTGCAGAACATGACTGATGGTCTACGTAAAGGTGAGCTTGTTGTTATCACAGCAGGTACAGGTATAGGCAAAACTACGTTCGTTAGACAACTAGCCTACCATCTTGGTACTGAGTGCTATTGTAAAGTAGGTATGCTGATGCTGGAAGAAAATGTTAAGCACACCGCCAATGGTCTTGTGTGTCTTAAGTTAGGTAAACCTGCCCATAGACCTATCATTGACAGTGAGTACAAGAAAGCCTTTGAAGACATCATGGATAATTTTGTCTTCTACAATCATTTTGGTTCTATTGAATGTGAAGACCTTTTGCAAACCATCCGTTACATGGTAACAGGTGAGCAGGTGGACTTTGTTGTCTTAGACCACATCTCTATCGCTATCAGTGGTCTTGACATCGAAAATGAGCGTAAGGCTACCGATGTACTTATGACGAAACTACGTTCGCTTGTAGAGGAAACAGGTGTAGGCATGTTGGTTGTCTCTCACCTGCGCAGAACTGACGGCACTCCTGCTGAAGAAGGCGGTGCACTCTCCCTCTCCCACCTGCGTGGTTCACAGGCTATCTCACAGCTCTCTGATGCTGTGTGGGGTCTTGAAAGAAACCAACAGGATGAAGGGATGAAGAAGAACCTTGTGCGTGTCAGGGTGCTGAAGAACAGGTATAGTGGTGATACAGGTATCGCCGGATACCTTGCATATGACAAGGAGCATAATATCTTAAATGCTGTGAAGGACTTATCAGAGTATGAAGCACCTGTGTGTCCTTTTGATACTGATGAAACAGAGAAAGGAGATTTTTAGATGTTTGAAATCTTAGAAAAGCTTATTGATTGGTGTACTTTCTTGCTGTCTTGGTTGTCTCGTAAGCAGGTTGAAGCTGCTAAGGCTCGCATCAAGAACTGCAATAGCATGATTCATAATGCCAACAAAGCCAAGATGGCATACTTGCAGAAGCATGAGAAGACAATCAATGCTCTTGAAAATGAGCGTGAGCGTATGGAATACTTCCTGTCGCAAGATGCTGTGGAGCTGTAAGCTATGCTCTATTTTGATATTGAAACTGATGGTCTGCTGGACAATGTCACTAAGGGGCATTGTCTAGTAATCATCGATGAACAGAACAACATCTCAGCTTACAGACCTGATGATTTTAAAAAGGGAGCTATGCGATTAATCGCTGCTCTGAGGGATGGAGAGAGCATCTGTGGTCACAACATCATCAACTATGACTGTGCTGTGCTGGCTAAACTCTATCCCGAGTTCCGCATAAAGCGAGAATGGAGACCACAAGTTTTAGACACACTTGTGCTGTCACGCCTTATCTGTGGCAACATAGAAGATACTGACCATGCTAGGGTACGTAATGGTACACTCCCTGCTAAATTGATTGGTAGACAATCACTAAAGGCATGGGGTTATCGCCTTGGGGAACTTAAAGGTACGTATGGTGAGCAAGAGGATGCATGGGATTCTTTCAGTGAGGAAATGCTCTCCTATTGTGTGCAGGATGTCACTGTCACCAAGAAGCTTTATACATACCTTATGAAGATTGGAGCACCTGCTAAGGCTATAGAGCTGGAGCATCAAGCACAATGGCTGATGTCTAAGCAGGAGCGGAATGGTTTTGTCTTTGATTTAGAAAAGGCAGAGAAGCTGAGGGAAACCTTAGAGTTACGCTATGCTGTGTTGTCTTCTCAGCTTGTGTCCATTGTGCCACAGATACCCGATAAGGTCTTCGTGCCTAAAAGAGACAACAAACGCTTAGGTTATAAGGCAGGTGTACCTATTCAAAGATATAAGGACTTCAATCCTAGCAGCAGACAGCAGGTAGCATGGGTGCTGGAGCATCAATTTAATTACTTGCCGGAGAATGAAGATTGCTATGAGGATGAACGTCTGAAGATTGATGGTGACACCTTTAAGTTTATTAAGGGTGACGAAAATGCCCCCCAAGAACTAAGAGACTTAGCTGCTGTCTTTGAGGAATATCTTATGGTAGCTAAGCGGTTAGGTCAGCTTGCCACAGGTAACCAAGCGTGGCTGAAGCATGTAAAGGCTGATGCTAGAATCCATGGCAGCGTAAATCCTTGTGGTACAGTAACAGGACGTGCTACCCATGCAAACCCTAATGTTGCCCAAGTTCCCCACGTAGGTAGTCCTTATGGACAAGAGTGCAGGGAGCTGTTCAGAGCACCTGAGGGGTGGTATGAGGTAGGTGTAGATGCCTGTGGCTTGGAGCTTAGGTGTCTTGCACACTATCTTTATCCCTATGATAAGGGTGCATACGCCCATGTTATCTTGAATGGGGATATTCATACATTAAATCAACAGGCTGCTGGGTTACCCACGAGAAACGCAGCTAAGACATTCATCTATGCCTTCCTGTATGGGGCAGGTGATAAAGCTATTGGTAAACAGCTTGGTGGTGACGAAAAGGTTGGTAAGCAGGTAAAGAATAAATTCCTGAAAGCTACCCCTGCTATCAAGATGCTGCGTGAAGCTGTCAAGAATACACTCGTGGTTGAGTACCACGGAAAAATTAAAGAATGGAAACGTAAGTATTTAAGAGGGTTGGATGGCAGACATCTCCATGTGAGAAGTCTACATTCAGCTCTCAATTTACTTTTACAGTCCTGTGGAGCATTGATATGTAAAAAATGGATATGCCTATGGGAAGAAAATATGATTAAAGCTGGCTATGACCATGGAAAAGATTTTCAATTCATGGCATGGGTGCATGATGAGGGACAGGTAGCTTGCAGAACTGAAGCTATAGCTGAAGAAGCTGTGAGAATTGCCCAAGAATCTATGAGACAAACACAAGAATATTATGGAATCAGATGCCAATTAGATACCGAGGGAAAGATTGGTAGAAATTGGTATGATTGTCACTAGGAGGATGATTAGTAATGGTATGTAATTATAGACGCTTTACTGTATCTTATATGGAATGGCAAGAATGGAAGCAACTGCTGAAATTGCACGCTATGCGTGGTACATGCATTATGCCTGATATAAAAGATGATGAAGAACTGTCATATGAATACAACAAATTGGAGCAGGCATACTCTAGAGCTTGCACTAAATGTGTACCGGTGGCAGAAATGCGCAGCTATCAAGACATTATTCGCAAAAGATTAATTAGTGAATGTGTAGATGGTGGTTTTACATCTAGCTACTATACACGTGATGCTGCTATTGCCTTGCAGATTATCGCCTACGCCATGCGTGGTGCTAGAGACTTTGCGCAGTGTGCCCCCCCCTTGAATTGAAGTTGATTAAGCATTGTGCAGGACACTAAAGAATGTTTAACATCCCTACTCTACTCTTAGTCATCTGCACCGCCTATACCCCTGCCTTTGATGAATGTGGTAAGACAGATGGCATCACCGCCAGCGGACACCCTGCTATCCAAGGGGTGACTGTGGCGTGTGATGGCTTGCCATTAGGTACTGAAGTTGTCATAGATGGGCACAGCTACATCGTTCAGGACAGGTTCGGTGGTGATTATGGTAAGACAAAAATTGATATTTTTATGGACACTAAAGCAGAAGCCTTTAGGTTCGGAAGACAAACAAAAATCGTGGAGGTAAAGCCTTATGTCGAAACAAAAGCAGCCTTTTGTACCGAAGATTGGTCAGAAGGTCTATATCAAACGTCAGAACTCCTTAGGAGAGCCTATTTATTTTGAAGGCATAGTAACTCGTATCCGTGTGGAAGTTAAGTGTAAGCAAGGTGGCTTTATGACTGTTGCTTCTCCACACACTTTAGAGACCAAAGCAAAAGGACTTGTAGCAGGGGGTGACCTGTTTTGATGATAAGTGCTAAGCTTCTTTCTATAACCCCTAACTACATGGAGGTACTGAAGACTGCCTGTAGTCAACCTTATGGCAAAGATGTTACCGAAAAATCCATCAAGAAAATTATTGAGAGTGGACATCTTAGTGTCTTAGAGCACTGCTATGCTTCCTTTTTGGTTAAGTGTAGCGTAAGGGTGTTGGGACAGCTTACACGCCATAGACACCTTAGCTTCACCTGCAAATCTGCTAGAGGTAGTGTCTTTGATACTTGCATTATCCCTGATGGTTTCTATACTGCTTATGCTAAAAAGCATGGTATTACACCTGCAGAAGCTGCTGATGAGTTCTATGCTGAAGATGATTCTTTACTTGCTGTTTACCAAGCTTGCATTAAGAATGGTCTTGCTGAACAGGATGCTGCCTACTTTTTACCGCAAGGTGTTGAGACATCCCTTGTTGTGACAGGCAACTTTAGAGCATGGTATGAATATATACCTAAGCGGGTATGTAAGAGAGCTATGCCGGAGCATAGAGAGTTGGCTATGGCTATTCAAAAATGCTTGGCTGATGCTGCCCCTGAAATCTTTGATAAAAGCTTTATGAACTGTAAGAACTGTACAGAGAGGAGCTGTGAATTTAAATGAATATGGTTTACATTTTGTTAATTCTACTTTTGGCTCTGCTGTTTCGCATTGTTTTCTATGGTCTGATTATTGGTGGTATTCTTGGTTTTCTCTACCTGTTGATGGAGGTATTTAATCTTGGCTTCTAAATCTTTACATCTGCTCTTTGATGCTGACATGATTGTCTTTCGCACCTGTGCAGCAGCAGAGCAGGAAATTAATTGGTATGGTGACCTGTGGACACTGCACTCCGACTTAGCGGAGGTTAAGGATGCTATTGACACAATGGTTGTCAGTATCACTGATAAAGTCCTGCGTCACATGGAACACGAGGGTGCTTATGAAATTACGATGTGCTTTTCCAGCTACCCTTACTTTCGCTCTAAAGTCTACCCACCCTATAAGCTCAATCGTGTAGCCAAAAGAAAACCTCTTGCCTATCATTCTGCTGTTGAGTGGGTAAAGAAAAACTATAATGTGTTGTCTATCCCGAATCTTGAAGCTGATGACCTCTTAGGTATCTATGGAACACGCCCCTCCTATGCACCTGCTGTTATTATCAGTGGTGACAAGGATATGCGGTCTATCCCCTGTCCTTTCTATAACTTCATTCAGGATACATTCCATAAGACAACACAGGAAGAAGCTGATTATCAATTCTTATATCAGACCCTTGTCGGTGATGCTACTGATAACTACAAAGGTTGCCCTAAGATTGGAGAGGTTGGTGCAAAGAAAATTCTTGACAAAGATTGCTCATGGGATGCCGTGGTGGCTGCCTATGCTAAAGCAGGTTTGTCTGAGGAAGAAGCACTTACACAGGCAAGGGTTGCTCGTATTCTCAGATATGAGGACGTTGATTATGATGATGTTGATGCACGCCTTAAGCCTATCCTTTGGACACCCAAAGGGTCACAAAAGAGACAATAAAGTAAAGGGGCATATAAGCGACAATGAATATTAATATTGTATCTAATAAAGGGGATGATGGAGAAAAACTACCATATGTAAACCCTGTAATTTATGAACATTTAGAGAAAGCCTACAGTCTTGGTAGCCTTATGACACACAATGCCAAAAACAATGACGAGTTAATTGGATATATTAGGGGCGTTATGGATGTGCTGGGGCATATCAAGGCTATGGCTAATTTGAATGACGAGGAGTGATAAGATGTGCTGGAAGATTAAGACACCCAGCGTAAATACTGATGTATCTGCATCCTCCTTAGTACCGGAAACCAATGCAAAAGACCCTGATAGTCCTGAGTATGGTGGTACTACTGATACCTTTAACAAAAAGAAAGGCAGACAACAACTGACGATTGCACGCAATGGCGTATACAATCCCACGCAGTTGTAGGAAGGAGGACAGATGTGCGGTAGAAAACCAAAAGTAGAACAAGCTGCTCCTGCTGCTGCCCCTGTTGCAGCACCCTTGAAGATTGATAATGTGGCTGAGGATACCAAAAAGGAAAATCCAAACGCTAAGACCAAGGGTAAAAAGAAGCTCACCATCACTCAGATTGGTAGTGGTACAGGAGTGAATCTTTAATGGCAGAGACAGCAAAAGCTTTATATGAGCGATTGGCTATTGAGCGTGAGGTTTATATTGACAGAGCTGAGGATTGTGCAAAATATACAATCCCTTTTTTATTCCCTAAAAAAGAAGCTAATGGTACTACTAAGTACCCTACGCCCTATCAAGCGGTAGGTGCAAGAGGTGTCAATAACCTCACATCAAAGCTGGTATTAGCTCTGTTTCCCCCAAACACACCTTTTTTCAGACAAGACATCCGAGATGATGTTCTCAAATATTATGAGAGCAAACCCGAAGACAAACAAGAGATAGAGCAAGCATTAGTACAGAGAGAACAAACGGCTCAGAAATACTTTGAATCTTCGCAGATGCGTGTCTCTATGGAGGTGTGTCTGAAGCAGCTTATTATAGCTGGCAATGCTTTACTGTTCTTCCCTCCTAAAGAGGGGGGCATTAAAGTCTATAAGCTGAATAGTTATGTAGTACAAAGAGATTTTGTGGGACACCCTATTCAGATGATTACCTGTGACAAACTTGCTATCAATACCCTGCCCTATGAAGTCTTAGGGCAACTAGATATTGATTTGTCTACCAAACGTGGTGATGAATTGGTTGAGGTCTATACACATATCACCTATTCATCTAAAGACAACAGATATTATAGTTACCAAGAGATTGAGGGGAAACAGATTGATGGCTATGAGCAGTCTTTCCCTGCTGATGTTTGTCCTTGGATTCCTGTCCGTCTCTTTAAGATGGATGGTGAACATTATAGTCGCTCATATGTTGAGGAATATATTGGTGACTTAAAGACCCTTGAAGGTCTCTCTAAAGCCATTGCAGAGATGTCTGCTATTGCTGCTTCTGTAATCTACCTTGTGCGCCCTAATGGCGTGACACAACCTAGCAAGATTATGAAGACAAAAAATGGTGGCTTTGTAACAGGTAACAAGGAAGATGTTACTTGCCTGTCGCTGGACAAGACACAAGATATGCAGATTGCTAAGATGACTGCTGATGCTATTGAAAGCAGGTTGTCTTATGCCTTCATGTTAAATTCTGCTGTCCAACGTAGTGGCGAACGTGTGACGGCTGAGGAAATTCGTTATGTGGCTAATGAGCTGGAGGATACCCTTGGGGGTATCTATTCTATCCTGTCACAAGAATTGCAATTACCCTTAGCTAACACACTTTTAAATATCCTTTCCAAAAAAGGTGAAATTGCAGATGTCCCTAAAGATATTGTGTCTCTTGCCGTAACTACAGGCATGGAAGCTATCGGACGTGGACATGACCAACAGAAGCTGACTGTCTTTATCCAAGGCATTGCTCAGATTCCTGATGCAGCATCTGTTGTGAATTGGGAAGGTGTTGCTCGTGCTTGGGCAAATAGTTGCAACCTTGACACCACAGGTTTGATTAAGACTGCCGAACAGATTCAGCAGGAGCAACAACAAGCACAAATGATGGCAATGGCACAGGCTGCAATACCTAATGCAACCAAAGGTGCTATGGATGCCATGAATCAGCAGACACAGGGAGGTAGTGAAGATAATGGCTGATACTGAAAATCAAAACACACAGGTCAATGAAGAACCCAAGGAAACACAGGTAGATATTACTGATACTACTATTGTTTCTAATGGTGAAGTTATTGATACTGATAACACTGAAGGTGGCAGAGCTGAAGAAGAAGAAACCACCACTGATGAAAAAGACACCCAAGAAAAAGGCAAACCTGCCGAAGAGCAGGAAGAGTACCAAAAAGCTAAAGGCGAGATTGAAGCTGCCAAGACTGCACTCGAAGGTAAGGGTATCGACTATGCTGCCTTAGAAGCTGAATATAATGAGAAGGGTGAGTTGTCTTCAGACAGTTATAAGCTGTTGGAAGAAAAAGGCTACCCTAAAGCTCTTGTAGAAGCAGCTATCGCAGGTTGGCAAGCTAAGGCTGATGCTTTTGCTAATAAGATTATTGAGGATGCTGGCGGTATCAATGAGTACAAACGTATCCAAAAATTCGTACAGTCCCAAGGTAAAGGTGCTGTCAATGCTTTCAATGCTATTGTAAACAAAGATGATTTGTCTGTTGTGTCTGCTTACATTGCAGGTGTAAAGGCACAGATGGTAGCGCAGCATGGCACTGCTAACCCTACTTTAGGTGGTAGTGGTAACGTGGGTAAATCTAAAGGCTATGCTGATGCCAATGAGATGATTAAAGCTATGAGCGACCCACGCTATGGCAAAGACCTCAACTATATGCATGAAGTAGAGCGTAAAGTCGCTGCTTCTAAATTCTTTGGTTAAGACACAAACGTCAATCCCCTCCCATAAGCGGAGGGTTATTTTTTTTATTCAAAATTATTAAAGGAGTGATTTAATGGCTGATATGATTATTGCCAACCCTGGTCTTGCCCAATCTGATAAAGGCAAAGACCGCTTAGGTTTATTTCTGAAAATGTTTACCGGTGAAGTTCTCACCGCTTTCTCTCAATCCACTATTACCGGTGGTCGCTTCTCTGAGCGCACTATTGAACATGGTAAATCTGCTATCTTCCCGATTGTAGGTCGAGCAAAAGCTAAATACCTGAAAGCAGGTAAGAACTTGGATGACCTGCGTACTCCCATTGAACACAATGAGCGTACTATTGTGCTGGATGGTCTGCTGACCTCTGACTGCATGATTTTTGATTTGGATGAAGCTATGAACCACTTTGAGCTGCGTTCTAAGTATTCCAAGGAAATGGGTGAAGCATTGGCTGTTGCTCAGGACTGTGCAATCTTGGCTGAAGTTGCTAAGATGATTGTAGAAGACAAAGAGAACCTGCCTACCAATGCTACTACCGGTGTCAAAGGCACAGGCAAGGGTCTGATTGTTACCGAGACTGTAGCAACCGCTGACTATGGCGAAACTGAAGCTATGGGTGTAGCTATCTTTAAGGAACTGCTGAAAATCAAGACCAAAATGTCTGAGAACAATGTTCCGCTGGCAGGTCGCAACTGCTACATCAAACCGATGGCACTCAACGCACTCATTGCCAACAAGGACATTATCAACAAACTGTATGGTGCTTCTATGACCATTGAGGGCAACAACCCTCCGAAACTGATTGGTTTTGATTTGATTGAAGCTCCTCTGCTGACTGATGGTGGCGTAGATAATGAAAATGTTATGCAGGGTGATGGTCATGTGTTCCCTACTGCCTACAAAGACACCTGCCAATTCATTGTGGCACATCCGTCTTCTGCTGGTATCCTGACCCTCAAAGGTCTTGGCATGGAACATGCTCGCCGTCCTGAATATCAGGCAGACCAAATTATTGCTAAATATGCAAAAGGTTTTGGTGGTCTGCGTCCTGAAGCTGCCTTTATGGGTGTTGTAACTCAGGCTTAATTTTAAACTACTAACCCTAGGGGATGGCGTATGCTGTCCCCTATTTTTTCTAAAAATGAAAGGAGATACCAATGCAACTAACAGCATTAACTGAACTTGATGCAGTCAATAGTATCATTGGTACTATTGGTGAAGCTCCTATTAACAGTCTTGAAGAACTGACAGATGTGGATGCTATCAATGCCCTTCGTATCCTGCGGAATATCAGCAGACAAGAGCAGTCCCGAGGATGGACTTTTAACAAAACACCCCACTTCACCCTTAACCCTGATGTAGACACAAAGAAGATACCATGGAACAGTAACTACTTGTATCTTAAGGATAACCATGGTGTCAAGCTCGTTCGACAGGGTGACTATGTAAAAGACCTGTTCAAAGACACACTGATATTTGAGCACCCTTTAGATGTAGAGATGGTGCTTTATCTTGACTTTGATAATTTACCGGAGCAGATGAGAAACTATATCTTAGCTAAGGCATGTTTTGTCTTCCAAAGCTCTTACTTTGGTGATGATAGTCTGACCAAAATTACACAGCAAGAGATTGTTGAAGCATGGCAACATCTGATGGAATTTGAGGTAGACAATAATAGCTACTCAATGTTGGAACATACCTATGTTCATGAGCTGAGATTGAGGTGAGATTATGGGACTGATTAATCAAGACATCAAGAACCTTGTTAGTGGTGTGTCTCAGCAACCACCTATTCTCAGACACCCTGAACAGCTAGAAGAACAGTTGAATGGCTATTCTAGTGAAGCAGGTGGTTTACAAAAGAGACCCCCTAGTATTCTAGTAGCTAACTTAGGGCGTAAAATAAATGATTCTGCTAAACCTTTGGTACATTTTATTGACAGAGATGTAAATGAGAAGTATATTGTCTTGTTCACAGGTAGTGATATTGAAATTCATGACATGCAAGGCAACAGGAAGACTGTGAACTTTGCTAGTGGTACTAAACCTTATATCTATACACAGTTGCCACGATATAACTTGAAGCCTATCACGATTGCGGATTATACCTTTATCTGCAATACTTTGCAAAAGACAAAGATGGCTGATACTATTGATAACAATAGTTGGGATACCCAAGGTCTCCTTGTTAACATCAAAAGTGGTCAGTATGGCAGGACATATCGTATTGATGTAAATGGCACAACTATCGCAAGCCATGAGACCCCTGATGGTTCAGATAAAAGCCACACAAAACTGATTACCACAGACTACATTGCTCAACAATTAGCCACTAAAGCAAAAGACAATGGTTTTGCGGTTACCACAGGTTCTTCATGGTTATATCTGAAGAAGACAGCCTTTAAAACTGTGACAGGTGAGACAGTTTATTTACAACCCACCACCTCTCCTATACAACAAGAAGACCGCTTTAAAGGATTAGCTTTTATAGGTCATTTTCATAATTGGAAAGCATTTCCAAGTGTAATAACTCGTAATGGCTATACTATAACAGTCAAATTTCCTACTGAAGAAAACCTACGTGCTAATTCAAATGAGAGTTTTGATAGTGATTATGCTGCTTATGAAAAGATGATGTCAGAAATCACACGCTGTCAAAATGATAAGTGGGAAGTAACCAATAAAGTGATAACACAACAGGCTAACTTTTTAGATTTGTACAGTACGATGAATGTCTATACACTCACATGGACTGTATCTACCTCTATTCCTAGTAATTCAAAAGCTTATTCTTTGATTGATTCCGCTACTGTCTATGATGGCTATAATAATCAAGCAGCTTTCGGTATTCTAAAGTTTGTTCAGAAATTTTCTAATCTACCTGTCAATGCTCCTGATGGTTTTACTGTTAAAATCACCGGCGAAGAAGGCAGCAGTACAGATGATTATTATGTCTCTTATGTGGCAGAAGACCAAGTATGGCGTGAATGTGCAAGACCATCAATGAAGAATCATATTGATAATACCACTATGCCCCATGTATTAGTACGTGAAGCCGATGGGACTTTTACTTTCAAATGTGCTGATTGGGCTGTGCGTGATGTAGGTGATGAAGATAGTAACCCCGAACCATCATTCATAGGTGGGACAATAAATGATGTCTTCTATCATCGTAACCGCTTAGGCTTTCTTAGTGGTGAGAATGTCATTCTTACTCGCTCTGCTGACTTCTTTAACTTTTGGATGACAAGTGCAACCAAAGTGCAGGACACAGACCCTATCGACTTAGCAGTCTCTGACAATACTATCAGCACACTGTATAATGCTGTCACGTTTGATACTGACCTTATCTTGTTCAGTCAAGAAGCACAATTCATGCTCTCTGCTGATGGTATCTTGACACCTACAAGTGCCAATCTATCCCCGGCAGTTACACACTATGAAGCTAGTCTTAAAGCTAAGCCTGTTAATGCAGGACGCAATGTCTACTTTGTAGCCGAAAGAGCTAAGTATACTACTGTGCGTGAGTTCTTCACCGCAGCAGACAACACAGATGCTAAGGATGTTCAAGACATAACATCCCACGTTCCTAACTATATTCCTAATGGTGTGTATAAAATCATTCCCTCTACTGTTGAGAATGTTATGCTTTATCTCACTGAGGGTGATGAGACATCAATATATGTCTATAAATACCTTTTCATTGATAGCCAGCGTGTGCAGGCTGCATGGTCTAAGTGGGATATGCAAGGTGTTGTCTATGGGGGGCAATTTATTGACAATTATCTCTATTTGATAGTGGAGCGTAATGGCTATTACTGTTTGGAGAAAATCTCTTTTACCATTAATACTACTGACTTTGATGGTGAAGCCTATCGTATCTTATTGGATTGCAAACATTTCTATCAGATTCCTGCTGAGTGTTATGATTCCCTTAAAGATGAAACTACTGTGAATATAAGTGATATTTTCGGTGATATATATGAGCAGGATAAACAATATAGTGCTGTTGCTCCCGATGGTACATACACTAAGGCTAAAGAGGGAAAGCTAGTCTTTATTGGTGATTACTCTAACCAAGTATTGACTGTAGGTATCAATTATAATTTTAAGATTGTTATGTCAACCATTATGGTTAAGCAGTCTGATAATGGAAGCACTCAGGCTCTTATTGAGGGCAGATTGCAACTGCGTCAGATGTGGTTTAACTATGCTGATAGTGGCTACTTCAAAGTAACTGTGGATATTAAAGACAAACAAGCCTATGTCTATGAGTATACCTCTAGGCTCTTAGGTACTCGCTTTAATATCTTAGGTGCAATGCCCTTTACCACAGGCTCTTTTAAGTTCCCTATACAAGCCAAAAATGAGAATGTAAACATTTGTTTGGAAACAGACACCCCACTCCCTGTATCTCTTGTGGGTGCAGGTTGGATTGGAAATTACCAAAGGAGGACAAGACTATTTTAAAAGTATCTAAATTAACCATTGAACAGCTCTGTAACTTCAGAGAAAATATGCGTGATGAAGACAAAATGGAATGGTTCTATGCTTCAAATACCCCCTTTGATTTCACTGAGGTTGAGGAGTTAAGCAATGCTCTGTGTCTTTATGATGATGAGACACAAAGGGTTTATGCCATTGGTGCTATTGATGCTTACTTAATATGGGTTGTCTGTACTAATGAGGTAGATATACACCCTATTAAGTTCCTACGTTTCTGTAAGCCTTTCTTTAAACAATGGGTAACACATCATGTTTATAATTATGTGTGGCTTAGGAATAAGCGACATGTACAATGGCTTAAATGGTTGGGAGCTGAATTTGGCAACTACACAAGAATCAATGGAGAACTATTTCAGAAATTTACATTATACCCAATAAAGGAGTGATGTCTTATGTGCAGTCCTATGGTGGCTGCTGGTATCAGTACAGGCTTGCAAGTAGCAGGTGATTATATGGGACAACGTGCACAGGCTAAGGCAGCACAGGCTACCATGAACGCACAGGCTAAGGCAGCTATTACTGAGATGAATTGGAATATCATGGATTTAGAACAGCAGCGCACAGATGCCTTTGACCAAGCTGTCGCAGAAATCAGCAACACTAGGTTAAACTCTATGCAGCTCAATAGTGGCGTAAAGGCTGCTGTGAATGAGACCATGAGCGGACGTACAGCTAACCTCATTGTACGTGCTGCCGAAGGTGATACCGCTCGTGCAGTATCCTCTATCCAAGATAACTACCAACGTAAATCTAATGAGGTTGACCTGAATCGTGAGCGACAGGTAAAATCTACTCACGAATTTTTAGAGAACCTTAATGCTTCTGCACCTAAGATGCCTAGCAGATTCACTAACTTTTTGTCTTCTGCTGCCACAGGTTTGAATAATTATACACAAGCTAAGAATATTATGAATCAGCAGAAGATTACAGGTGGCATTGGAAAGACAGCCAAGACTGCTACTAAGACATGGGTAGGCAACGCTCCACGTAGCGTCCATGAGAAGCTAGGTATTGGCAATGGTATTTATAGGAGGTAAGAAGATTGAGTAAAGAAGTACAGGCAGCGGTAGGTACTCAACGGCAGTTTGCAAAACAACCGGAGATGCCCTATGCGCTGTCCTTAAATAAATTCAATGCATCTGCAGGCATCTCACAACGTACAGATTTAGATGCACAACGCTTAGCATCATCTTTAGGTCTCCTTGGTAAGAATATCATGGAGGAGCGTATTGCTGATGAAAAACGCACCCAAGACCAAGCAGTATTGGTCAATG